ACGCATCCAATGCTGACCGAGGCCATCATCCAGTTTCAGGCGCAGGCCTTCAAGGAGCTAATGCCGGCCGGCGGCCCTGTTCGCACGCAGATCATGGGCAAGGAGACGGTGGAAAAGTTCCAACAGGCCGGCCGTGTGCAGGATTTTATGAACTACCAGATCACCACGGTGATGGAAGAGTACACGCCTGAGTTNGACCAGCAGCTTTTCTACACGGGCTATGGTGGTTCGACCTTCAAGAAGGTCTATTACGACTACCAACTGGGCCGCATGGTGTCCAAGTTGTGCCTGGCAGACGATGTTTACATCCCGTACAACGGATCAAGTGTCGTTTCCCAGTGCCCACGCCTGACTCAGCGCATTGCAATGGACTCAAACGAGTACCGCAAGCGCGTGCTGGCAGACGAATACCTTGACATTGAGGCGGAAACGTATGCTACGTCGTCCAGCCCTGGTCAAATTCAATCTGCCATTGACAAAATTACGGGGATTCAGCCTACAACTACAGAGGGCGAAGTGTTTTTGCTTGAGCAGTTGGTCGATTTGGACCTCCCAGGCTTTGAAGATGTGGATGATGATGGTGAGCCGACCGGAGTTAAGCTGCCCTACGTGGTGACTTTGGTTGAGGACAGCCTCAAGGTAGTTGGAATTCGTCGAAATTGGAAAGAAGACGACGAGAAGAAGAACCGCCGCAACTATTACGTGCACTACGTGCTGGTCGAGGGCCCTGGAGCCTACGGTTTGGGCTTTGTGCACCTCATTGGTGGGCTTGGCAAGGCCGCTACGAGCGCCTTGCGCCAGCTGATTGACGCGGGTACGCTGGCAAACTTGCCGGCAGGCTTCAAAGCCAAAGGAGCACGGATCGCGGACGACTCTGACCCGATCCAGCCGGGCGAATGGCGCGATATTGATGCGGGGGGCGCCGAGTTGTCGGCCTCATTGATGCCACTGCCCTACAAAGAGCCGAGCCAAGTGCTGTTTGCGCTGCTGGGCTTCCTTGTGGACGCCGGCAAGCGCCTGTCAAGCACTGCGGACATGCAAATTGGCGACGGCAACCAGTACGCACAGGTCGGAACGACCTTGGCGCTGCTCGAGCGCGGCTCCATGGTCATGTCTTCGATCCACAAGCGCCTGCACTACGCTCAGACGCTGGAGTTCCGTCTGCTGTTTGAGGGCTTTGGCGAGTACCTGGACGACGAGTACCCCTACGAGGTCCCTGGCGCAAGCCGCAAGGTCAAGAAGGCTGACTTCAACACCATGGTGTCGGTGCAGCCGGTTGCTGACCCCAACATCTTTAGCTCTGCCCAGCGTATTCAGCTTGCCCAGATGCAATTGCAGCTGGCCCAGAGCGCGCCGCAGATGCACAACATGTACGAGGCCTACTACCGCATGTACGCGGCCCTGAATATTCGTGACATTGACGGGGTGCTGCTGCCTCAGAACACCAACATGCCTCGCGACCCTGCTTCTGAGAACAGTGACGTGCTCAACGGCATGAAGCTCAAGGCGTTTGCTGGCCAGCACCATGACGCGCACATTGCAGCGCACTTGATGATGGGCATGTCGCCTATTGTGCAGGCCAATATCCCTGTTGCAACCGAATTGCAAAAGCATGTCTTGGATCACCTTCGTCTGAAGGCCGAGGAAGATGTGGAAGCGGACTTGTTCAAGTCTTACGGCACCGATCCGGACCGCTTAATCTCGGCTATCCAGAAAGAAGGCATGGTTGCTCTGCGTATTGCGGCCAACTTGCAAGAAGTTCGCAACTTGCAGGATCAATTGGCCGGTGGCGAGGGCCCCGATCCGTTGATCAAGCTCAAGGAGGCTGAGATTCAGCAGCGCGCCCAGAACGACCAGGCAAAGATTGCTTTGGACGAAAAGAAGCTGGCCCTGGACCAGCAAAAACAACAAACCAACACGCAATTTAACCAGCAGAAGTTGCAGCTACAGCAGGCAAAGCTCAACCCGCCACAACAGCCAGGGGGAGGCCGCTATGCCGCTTAAAAAGGGGACCAGCAAGCCTAAGAGTAAGGCGGGCAAGCCCAAGATGGCCAAGGGCGGGTCGGTAAAACCGTCAAAAGGGGTCCAGGGTCCTTTCATGTCTGTAAAAAGACGTGATGCCAACCAGTTAACTAAGATATACTAAACTGTCAGTGAGTGCTATCAGACGGAGCCTTGTACCGTCTGCTTTTCATGGAAACCACCATGCTTGAATTTGCAGAAGCAGTTCTGAGGGAAATCAGGAAACTCCAGGATCAATCCAGACAGATTGTCCTGAACGGAACCATCACAGATATGGAGCGTTATCGCTACATGATGGGTCGCCTTGAGGGTTTGAGGATGGTTGAAGACGCCGTGAAAGATTTACTCAAAAAAGTCACGGACGATGCCGACGATCTTCTCAAATGAAAGGTAACTAATGGAAACCGTAGCTATTCCTGAAATTAACATGACCGCCCTAGAGCGTAAATGGGCCGAGGAGGCAGCCAACAAGCCGCCTGCCTTGGACGACGCCTACACAGAGCTGGGTTTTGACCCGGAGAAACTTGACCAGGCGGTCATTGACACCATTCCCCAGCCCAGTGGGTGGCGCATTGCCATCCTTCCCTACCGTGGCGCCGAGAAAAGCAAGGGCGGCATCGTTCTGGCTGAAGAGACTCAGCGTAAATCTCAGCTCGGCACCGTATGCGGTTACGTCCTGAAGGTGGGGCAACTGGCTTACGCTGATGAATCTAAATTTCCCACAGGCGCTTGGTGCAAGCAGGGTGATTGGATTATCTTTGGCCGTTACGCTGGAGCGCGCATCCCAATCGACGGGGGTGAGATTCGTCTCATCAACGACGACGAGGTACTTGGAGTGGTGAACAGTCCCGAAGACATTTTGCACATGTAAGGAGCAATGGTATGAATCAAGAGTTGGAATTTAAGATAGGCGAGGACGAAAAGCCCGCCACTGTTTCTATCGGGGAGGATGGNGCGGCCGAGNTAATGGACAAGCCAGGGAACCCCCAGGTAGAAACAACCTCGCAGGCGGCCCCTACCGGCGANTTGGAGCAGTACAGCGAGAGCGTCAAAAAACGCATTGACAAGCTGACCGCGCGCCTGCGCGAGACCCAGCGCCGTGAGCAGGCGGCCGTGGAATACGCCAAGAGCGTCCAGGCCCGCGCTACGCAGCTGGAGCAGCAGTACATGAGTGTGGACACCGAGCGCCTGGGCGAGGCGACAGGCCGTGTGCAGACGCAGGTTGTTGCTTTAAAACAAATTATTCGCAAGGCCCGTGAAGAAGGTGACATTGACACCGAGACGGAAGCCCAGCAGCGTCTGACTTCGCTTACTGTGGAGCAGAGCCAGATTGCCTATGCTACCCAGCAGCGCGAACAACAGACGCAGCAGTGGACTCAGCAACAGCAGACTGCGGCACAGCAGCCACAGGTGCAGGTACAGCAGGAAGTNGATCCACGGGTCGAGGACTGGGCTGAACGCAANNCNTGGTATGGNNGNGATACTGCCATGACGCATGCTGCGTGGGGCATCCATCGACAATTAATTCAAGTCGAGGGGTTTGACCCGAGCAGCGAAGCGTATTATGATGAGCTTGACAACCGCTTGAAAGACACCTTTCCTCAAAAGTTAGGTCAACGTCAGGCGCTAAATAACAGAGCCGCCAAGCCCGTGCAAACGGTGGCACCTGCATCCCGGTCATCGGGTATTAATAACGCACGCCGCACTGTCAGATTGACACCAAGTCAAGTTGCCATTGCCAAAAGACTGGGTGTTCCTCTTGAGGAATATGCCAAGTACGTAAAGGAGTAAGACCATGTCAGACGTCAAGATACCTACACTCAATCGCAATTCTCGCGGGACCGAATCTCGGGAGAAAGATGCGCGACGTAAACCCTGGGCTCCCCCTTCACGACTGGATGCGCCACCCCCGCCTCCTGGATACAAGCACCGTTGGATTCGAGCTGAAGCCGGTGGTATGGACGACCGCACGAACATCTCTGGAAAGCTCCGCGAGGGGTATGAGCTGGTTCGTGGGGACGAGTACCCTGACTATCATGTTCCAACTATGGAAGACGGCCGACATGCTGGTGTTATCAGCGTGGGAGGTTTACTTCTAGCTCGTATTCCGTTAGAGACAGCGGAAGAACGCAGTGCGTATTACCNNANTAGAGCGAATGACCAATTGCAGGCGGCCGACAACGAGTTGATGAAAGCGAATGCTCACAACAGCATGACCATTCAACGACCCACACGTCAGTCTCGCGTTTCCTTCGGCGGCTCTAACAAGGGCTGACGAATCCAACTTTTTTAAAGGAATGACAAATGGCTAATACCGACAAGGCTTCTGGCTTGCGTCCTATTGGCAATCTTTCTGCTACTGGTGCACAGAAACAGTACGGCTATGAGATTGCTGATAACCAAGCTGGAACAATTTTTCAAGGCGACCTGGTTGCTCTTGCCAGTGGATTTATTACTCGGTTTCTTCCAGCTACACACACTGCTGCGGTAGGCGTGTTTAACGGTTGCAACTACATTGATCCCACTACAGGAAAACCCACGTTTAAGAACTTCTATCCAGGCTCTGTCAACATCACAGCAGGAAAAATTGTTGCTGATGTGCTCGACGATCCTAGTCAATTGTTCTTGATTCAATGTGACGCAGGTTTTGTTGCTGCTGATGTNGGCAAGAATGCAGACGTGATTGGTACAGGCGGAAGCACCACCACTGGTGTGTCCACCATGGAACTAAACTCTTCCACGCTTGCTACTACAGCCGCTTTAAACCTAAAGACCGTTGGCTTGTACAACGTCCCAAGTAACGAGTTCGGCTCTTTTGCCGTGGTAATAGTCAAGATCAACGAACACGTGTACGGTAGTGCCGGTGTTGCTGGTCAATAAGGAGATAAATCATGGCAATTTCACGTGCACAACTGGTAAGTGAGCTTGAGCCTGGTCTCAATGCGCTGTTTGGCCTCGAGTATAAAAACTACGAGAACCAACACACCCAAATCTACTCAACCGAGACTTCAGACCGCGCGTTTGAAGAAGAGGTGATGGAATCGGGTTTTGGTGAGGCTCCTGTGAAGACTGAGGGCGCTGGCGTTTCATACGACCAAGCGCAAGAGGTCTTCACTGCTCGCTACACCCACGAGACCATCGCTTTGGCGTTCTCGCTGACCGAAGAAGCCGTTGAGGACAACCTCTACGACCGTCTGTCGGCCCGCTACACCAAGGCTCTGGCCCGCTCGATGGCTCAGACCAAGCAAATTAAGGCTGCGGCAGTGCTGAACGGCGCCTTCACCACCTCTATCGGTGGCGACGGTGTTGCTTTGTGCTCTACTTCACACCCTACTTTGTCGGGTCCTAACCTGTCCAACACCCTGGCTACGCCTGCTGACTTGTCCGAGACCTCCTTGGAACAGTCTTTGATCGACATCGCAGCGTTCACTGATGAACGCGGCCTGAAGATCGCTGTCCAGGGCCTGAAGTTGATTATCCCCAAGGAGTTGATGTTCACTGCTGACCGTATTCTAAAGTCCACGCTTCGCGTTGGCACTGCTGAT